GCAGTCCCACCCTGTCAAAATTGGCCAAGGCTTTGCTGTAACGCAAATCTGCAGCATCGGACACTGGATCTCCATTGTGCCCGGCTCCCCACACATGTTTGAGTGCTGGATTGTTTTCAATGTTGGCCAGGCAATTTGAAATCAAGCCATGATACTGCTGATTGAAATTGTTCCACATTTCTTGATAGCGTGAATCACTCAACCTCCATGCATCTTCGTGCATACGCTCCAGCTGCAACCGATCAGGACTGTTGCACAACATCTGTGCTGCGTCACCAATGAACTGATTGCCAAACAGACCGCCACCGCCAAGGATTATGGGTACACCTGTGGGATATGATTCCTTGTACAGGTCGGCCGCATCCACAGTTTGATATTGATCGCTGTCGAGAAAATATTGCAGAGGGTTGCTGGCCACGTCGCCCACGTTGTTGGAATCTTTGCGATTAACCACTATGTATTGAATAGTCATACAGTTTCCTGAAGTATTTGCCACACCGTACCATTTCGCATTTCGTCAACACGAAACTGTCCGTAGGCCAGGTGACTGGCCCACTGAGTCAGTAAATCTGCGTCAGGGTAGAAAGGTGTTTCAATCCGGGCGAGATCCTGCAAAGCCACTGGTGCGGCAGCATTGGCCGGAGCCAACACAAACGCCGGTATCCCATTGAAAATAGCTTCAGTGGCGGCTACACTGTTAAAAGTTACCAAGGCAAACACATCTTGTTCTACCAAGGCCTGCTGCAGAGTATTGACATGAGTACGCTGTTTGCGCTGAGAAGCACGTTCACGTACCACTATGGGTCTGTCAGTGTACATAGCTATCTGTTGTTTGGTGTCTGCTATCCACTGGTCACGATCTATGCCGTAAAATTTACAAGGTTTTTCATCCGGAGCAGCAATCATTATGCTGCGGCCCTGGCGACGCCATGGTGCAAATTTTTTGTAAGAGAAATAAGTATGCCAACGATGTTCGGATCTTGCAATCAAGTCATGATGTTGTAGATTGTTTTTGACTATTCTATGCCATAGCTTCCAACCATGAGGGTTGTGAGCTGTGATTTCGTTGCCAAAATATCCTGTGTCAACATAATAGAACGTTCTTCCGTCGTTCCAACAACGTTGCATGATCTTGTGCTTGAGTATGCCACGCAACACTATGGGTTCTAAACTGTCTTCATAGACAAAATCCTGTGTGGCAGTGGGCTTGCGGCCCATGCCGGCTGCTAGGGTATTGATGTAAGTATCTTGCCCATCCTTGCTGAGGAATATCATTTCATGTGCTGTTGACAATATTCGGTATAGATGCGCTCTCTATGCCATTCTTCCGATTGTGGTGTGTCGGCGAACTCGTGAAAACACGGTGTACCCAGTGTATAGTGCAGCAGTTTTGCATCTGGATTGGCTCCGTATTCATCTGGTAACCAATTCCATTCTGGCGCTAGCTCACCAATGCGATCATCTTCCAGCCATGAGAATCTATGCAGGAAACTGCCTGTGGATCGTTGTACAAATTCTGGAGTGAGTTTGCGATTGGGATAGGTGCTGCAATTCCAAAGTATCACACTGCTCCAGTTCTTTCTTGGATAATCTTCGTTCACACTGCCAAGGTATTTTTCTCGGCGTTTGGTTTTATAGTCGTGTTTGACCACCATGACATCCTTGCTCATGCTCTGCATATCCCAAAGCTCGGCTATGTCACCACGCACAATCATGTCACCATCAATAAAAATTGCCCAACCTTGCCAGCCCATGAGATAGGGCACCAAGAATCTTGTGTAGATAAAATGATTGCTGCCGTCTGTGTGCGTTTCTGTGTAGTCTCGAAACAGGTTCAATGCTACAGGAACAATGGCCACAGGAACGGAACTGTTGCGTATGATACTGTTGACGCAGGTATGATACGCAATGGCTTCTCTTGGGTCATAGCCTACAAATATTGGAATTGGTTTCATTTTTTACAAACTGATAATATGTATCTGCCGTGTCGATGATGTTTAACACTGCTGTAGAACTTATGCAACAGTGTGTCAATGGATGACTCAGTGTATGCTCGACGCCATTCCTTTTTGATCTTGACTGGCAAAGTCAAGATCACACAATTGTCAGCAGCCCGAACCGCATTGTCCAAGGCCTGATCAGGATTTTCTAAATACTCCAACACTCCTAATACAAGAGCAAGATCAAATTTTTGTTGAAAATCCAGTGGCGTAGAAATGTCAGCTATAATGTCTGCTGAATACACAATATCAACACCAAGATATTGTGACGGACGGACGTGCTCAAGCACTTCACAGTTACCGCATCCAAAATCAATTATGCTTATATTGTCAGGAATATAAGTTTTAACAAAACTCCAACGATCACTCCAGGGATTGGCCATAATGGGTCATCGGCGTTCTATGTCATTTTCTATACAGTTGTCACCAAACTGTATTTCAATCAGTTTCAATGGCTGATTAGTTTCGTTGCACAGTTGATGCCATTCATTGCGATTGATCCAGCAGTGCTGATGCACCACAAGTTTGCATTTGGGCTCTATGTCAGTGGCACGATTGAGGGTGTACACCGTGGCTTCGCCTTCGGCCACGAACCAAAACTCTGCTCGCTGATCATGACGTTGCATGCTGAGATGTTGTCCCGGCTCCACTGTGAGTTCTTTGAGTTTGGTTTCTGAACCAACTTCATGTAACACTCTATAATAGCCCCAGGTGCGATCAGTGCGCGGACTCTTCCAGTCCTGAAGAATCCAACTGCTACTGTTGGCTTTGTCTTCTCCGCCTACTCCAAACACAAACTCCACATCATCAAATACCATTTCAGGAATATTGTTGGCAGTTCTATCGCCGCCGTTGGCAAACACAATCTGATAGGCTGGATATCTTTCACGCACACGTTGGATGGCAGCCTTGGAGCTGCCATCACTGTCGTCAAAATCTATCACCCAGTCTACACCTTGCATGGCTGACAGCACTGCACCGCGTTCAGACCAGGGCATGAAAGGACGACCTTTTTTGCGTGTCAACCAATCATCACTGTTGAGCCCAACTACCAGAATATCACCTAGAGCGCGAGCAGCCTGTAGGTATCGCACATGGCCAGAATGAATGGGGTCAAATCCCCCGGTAACAATCACTATTTTCATGTTGATATTTATAGACGTATATTTCTACGCTAAAAACATTTTTTTAGCATATCATAATTTTTGTCTGGGCTCACAAACCATACATTGTCTGGCCCAACTTCAAAATTAGGAAAACGTTCGGACACTGCTTGATGAACTGCAGGAAAGTTGATATCGTGTCCTATGAACCATCCTGATGATTTGAGCTTGGGATTCCAAGCATCTATATCGCGAACTACAGATTTATAACTGTGTCCAGCATCAATAAAATAAAAATCAAGACTGTGATCAGGAACATTGCATGACACAATCCAACTTGTGCCTGGCAAAACTTTCAATCGTTCGCCGTAACGGTTTGCAACTGCGCTGTTGTAAAATTGTGAAATGTCTTTGTCGGCTGCCCACATTGTGAGAGCAGGATTTTGATCCAGCAGATAAAAACTGGTTCTGCCTGTGCGCACACCTATCTCTGCTCCCTGTGTCCAGCCAAAATGTTTGACCAAATCATTGATAAACATTTCTCTGCGATTGTGACCACCAACACTGTTGTATGTTTTAGGCACATACAATAATTGTTTGCCTGGCTTCATAGTGTGACGTCTTCCATGCCGGCTGTGCGCAGTCTCACAATGTGACCCATTTGCCACTGTTTGCTGTCAAGACCTTTCAACACGCCTAACCATTTGTTGCGAATCAGTGCAACTTCGTTGATAATGGTTTCCATGTCAATGACTTCGTCCTCGCCATCCACATACTTTTCAGCATCTCGAGCGCTGAGAGCTCGAGCATAGGCTTCAAGATATTTTTGAAAGTGAGTACGGCGAATCTTGCGCAGTCTGATGTTGAGGTATTCAAGCACTGCTTCAATTTCCTGCAGTTGATTGAATCTCTGTTCGGTGATGCCTGGCAGCTCTTTGATACGATGTTCCAGAACGCCGGAGATCTTGCAGTCGCGTTTGGCCTCCTGTAATTCACGCTCATAGTGAGCGATGAAATCAGGAATATATGATAAATCTTGAACTATTCGGCTATACCACATGGTCCAGCCATTTTACAAAACTTTCAGGGAATATGTCAAGTCTCAACTGTCTTCTACGAGCAAACTCCTTGACGTAGTTTTGACAATTTTGCTTTTGGACTGGAGTGGGTTCGATCATGATAGATTGTAGAATTAAGTTTTTTGCCTCAGGCGGTAATTGATCCACTGAGTCCAAAATGATCTGCTTGCTTTGATCATCCATGACATGCAGCGCCAAATAGTCAGGGTCTGTACAGGACGAAAAAGCCGCAGGCACCATGCCAGCCCAGTCAATGAATTTTTTCAAACCAAAAACTGTGACATTGCTGAGTACACTGTTGAAACTGAAGCTGATACGGCGTTGCTCTATGGCCTCGATGTTTTGTTCAAAACGTTTCCAAGAGTTGCCTGCGCGATTGAACTCATATAAGTTGTCGCAGTTTTCGGCACTGACCACTAGACTGACGTTGGGATACATTGACACTGTGTCAAGATCGCGCTGCAACCGCTTGTTGTCAACTCCAAGGCCTGTCCACACAGTGACAGGAATGGCAAAAGGCATTTGAGCCAAAAGATCCGCAAGATCGTTGTACAAAAATGGTTCTCCGCCTGATATCATGATACCACACAGTTTGCCACTGTGTACCAAAGTGCCAATTTCTTTTATCAACAAGCGACGATTGGCAGTGTCAAGATCGCGTTGGCTAACATGCAGTCGCACACGATCGCGATCATTCAGAATCAGTCTATCATCACGACCTTGCACAGTGTCATAGTCACCGTGTTGTTGTACTTCTCTAATCCAGGCTGTGCTATAGTGTTTGCAACAGTAACTACAGGTCATGTTGCAGTCTTTGCCCACCATGATGTTGAGAATCTCAGGATCACTGTGTAGCTCAGTGTGTGTTACTTTATCACTGTTCATGGTCAGTCGACGACTGGCCACGCCCTGTGATTCTGGTATCCAACATGTTCCGTTACAACTGGCCACTTGCAGTCCATTGAGCATGGCTGCTCGTTCAGCCAACAATTCAGGTGTGTTAAAAAGTTTTCCTGAATTGCTGCGTAACCAATCAAAGTTCACACGCTGTGGAGCAGCTGAACAGCAACTCTGCAGTTGACTTTTGTCAAGATCTACACTGAGCCACCAAAATTTTTGACTGCAATAGAATTTTGGGTCTACGTCACTCGTCCCAATCGGGTTCGTCATCGTATTCTTCTTCGTCTTCCTGTTGATCAAGATACGCAGCTAAAGCTCGTTTGATGTCAGCATCGCCTTTGAAAGCGTCACGAATGTCATCTGGGTCACAGTCATTGTCAATCATGGTGCTGACCACTATTTCTGCTGCTTCGGACCGATCCACTGCTGGAATTAAGTGTTTTAGTTCATCCCAAAGATCTGTTACCAAAACGTCAATCATTACGCCTCCTCTGTGTCTGGTGTTACTGTGTGGTCTTTGATGTTGGCAAAGTCTGCCATTAATTTATCAAGGCAACCGTCTTCGTTGCTTTCCCAGGCCTTGCGGAACTGTTTGATAACTTCGCCATCTGTGGTAGTAAATGCCAGACGATTACCATCTTTCTTGAGCAGGCCTTTTTTCTCAGCCAAGTCAACAAGGCCACTGTAGGGATTCATGCCTGTTTCATAGGGAATCTTGACCTGCACACCTTCAAAGGGCTTGGCATAACGAGTTTTCATGACCTTGCAGGCACTACGAATACCCATGACATCTGAAATCTTGTTGCCATCTTCGTCCTCTTTGAGCTTGAGTTTCTTCATGGCCACCACAATAGAGCTGGCATAGATAAAACCTTGGCCGCCTGAGATCTTGTCATCAGGATCAAACATGTCTTGACTTGCGTAAGTGTGATTGGTACACACCAGGCCCACATTGTAGCTACCAAACATGTTGACACAGTTACGAACCAGAGCTGTCAGGGCTTTGGGTTTGCGACCTAGATCGCCTTTGAGATCACCCGAGTCAAACTGATTGATGTCTGTGGGTGTCAGCAGCATGCCCAGGCTGTCAATCACAAACAGAACCTTGGGGCGTTCGCCGTCGGGCAAGGCCTTGTATTCTGCCATGAATGTGCTGATGGTTTTGGCCACATCGTCAATCATGGCCATGCTGAGTTTGAGCAGTTTGCTTTCGTCTGTGCTTACGCCTAGTGCATGCAACCAGGCTTCATCAAGTGCGTTTTCACTGTCAACCAAAACCACATAGATTCCTTGCTCTTGTGCATTCTTGATGATATTGCCGCTGCAGATATAGCTCTTGCCTGCACCTGATTCTCCAGCAAACACTGTGACTTTGCCCAGGGGTACTCCGCGGTTGAAGTCTCCGGAAATTAGATAGTTCAGTGCATAGTTGCCGGTAGAGATCCAGTCAGTGGGATCGTTAAAGCCAATTGATAGTCCATCAATGCTTTTGGTAATTTCTTTTCTAAATTTGCTTACGTCAAAGGGTTTAGCCATGTTTGTCTGCCTCAATAAAATTTAAAATACGTTCAAAATAAATTTGATGCTGCCTGGGTCCTGGGTGTGTTCCATCTTGTGCATAATCAACAAAACCTGCAGTTGAATTTTTTATCTCATCAACCAAGTCTATAAATCTTGGATACTGTTTCAGCAGTGCCGACATCCAGTTTATGTCCAATAGGTTCACTAGATAAAGTGTGACACCCAGTTTGTTGCAGAAGTTAATTACCTGCTGTACACTACGCAGGCAAAATAAGGTCTGTGTTTCGCTTTCAAAGTAGTCAATGTTCCAATACCTACGATCGCGATCCAGTCCAGTATAGGTGTTGACAGTTTCACACTGCATTTGCCAGTCTTGAGCATAGTCGACTCTACCAACATTGGTAAGTCCCCAGATCACAATATCGCCGGGCCGCAGATCTGCGGTCATGATTTGATCCGCACTCCACCAAACACTGGTGCCACCGCGAGCAAGATTGATCGACGACATGTCCAGAGCCAGTGCCAACCGGTTGCGCCATTTCTCATGGAGTTCAACATCCAGAGCTTCGGTCATGCTACATCCTGCTGTCCACAACACCGGTGAATCAACATGCCGCACAGATTCACACTCAAGAGCAGGGCACTGCCAGTCCACTGCAACGCCGCGACGACTCAGTGCATTGAACAGTCGGCCATAGGCAGCAAAGTTATCGTTATTGTGTTTGTCAAAGTCAAAGTTGACCAATTGCACATCACGTGCTGCCTGCACTGCTGATTCAATGTTGTTGTAGCCAAGGTCCTCCACTGTGGTTTTGAAATTCAACACAGTGCTGGACGCTAGCATGGCCGCAAGATTTCCTGCTGACAACCATTGAGCATCATTATCATGCCAGGCATGATATTGGTGACTGATGTATAGAGTGTCAATGGCCATACAACACCGGAAACACTGCCTGGCTGTTGCATCCACGACGTTGATCCAAGATGGCCAACTGTTTAAGACTGTGTGCAAAATTTTTGGTCACTGGAGTTTGCAGATATCTCAAAAGATTTTGGTAACTGTTTTCCAACAAGAAACCTGGATTGTCCTCAATGCGTCGCTGTAATTCTTTCACAACAGATTCTAACACACTGTCAGGCAAATGTCTAATGTTTAGATGATCTGGCTCCAATAATGCACCAATCACAAATGCATTGGCATGAAAGCCTTGGCAACGTAACCAATCAACACAGTCAAATATTGACAGTGGGTTCAGTAAAAAATGCAACATGTTGAAAGTGATGCGGTGTTCCAGTTGTTGAATGTGTTTGAGATTGGTAACAAAATCATTCCAACTTCCTCCCCAACGAATGTATTCAAACTCATCGTTCATGGATTCTACACTGATGGTCCAATGTACATTTTTGAATTCGCACACTCGTTCAAACACTTGGGTATCCACCCGACTGAGATTGGTATTGATTCTTATGTTGACATCCGGATTCACTGCTGCCAACAGTTCTAAGTTTTCCTTCATCAACAGTGGTTCACCGCCGGCCAAATAAACATGCTTGAGATTTTTGGCCTGATCCAAGATCCACTGTTTGAAATTTTGTTGTTGTTGATCACTGGGGCGGGTTGGCCAAATATCCAGTTCACTGGCCCAGCGACTGCTGTATTCTGGACTGCAATACACGCAGGCAAAATTGCATAGATTGCTCCAGCGTATGTCAACAGTGTGTAGTTGATGTTGACCGGGTGTGTACAATTTGGGATTGACCTGTTTTAGTTCGCGAATATAAAAAACTCTGTCGCTAATTATGTTGAACCCGCGAGCATCAGCTTCAAGGTCTTTACAGGGTTGACAACTTGATACGGCTTGACCATTTACAATTTTGTTCTGACGGTCAAGATTTTCACCTGTGGTCAACAACTGCTCAATGTCATGATTGGCAATGTTGCCCACAGGTTCACTGCTGCGTATGCAGTTTTTGACAGTGCCGTCATGATTGTACATCACACCAGCCCAAGGCATGGGGCAGAAGTGTGGATTGGTCAACATGTCCTTAGGTGTCATAACTAGGTCCAAGGCTTATGTCATACACCTGCAGCGAAGGATCAGTGTCGTACAAAATGGCCATCAAGGTACGTGTCCACAATTCAAGATCAGCCGAGGGTGGCACTGTTTTTTCCGGAGTGGTTGCAATATCTCCTGGACGCACTAGGTAGATTTTCAATGTGGGATCAATCAGTCTCAACTGCCGCACAGACTCTTCCAGGGCAACTTTCTGTACTCGATACTGAGCCATGTCATACCCAGGCATCACGCTCACTGGATCCTGTGCCATCATGGTAGATATTACCACGATAGATTTGCCAGTGTTTTGCCAACGTTGTGCCACATTCCAAAGCAGTTGTGTCTGGGCGAATCCGCTTTGAGCATTGTTCACAAACACATCACAGTCGGCCACGGCATTGGTAATTTTTTCTGTGAGATGGATATTTTGGCCAGTTCTGCGACTCAGCCCCATGACCTCGTGACCGCGCTGTTGATATTCGCGAGCCAAGGCTTGGCCTATGCCATTGGTGTGTCCGGTTATGGCAATCTTCATTGCAGCAACTCCACGGGCTCACGGAAAAAAGTAAAGCTGGCCACAATTCTGGGCACACCCACAGGATCAACCATCTCCACACTATGAGCACGGCCACTGTTGAACACTATGGGCCAAGGCATGTCTAAAAGTTCGTCGCACAAAGTGATTTGATCTTGCGGTATGCCTGAAAGATCATGTACCAAATTACCAAACTGATTGGTGTGTTGTGGGCATTCTTGCAGCACACGAGGTTCAATGTGATACCAACGATTGGCCCAACCCACTGTGTTTAGCACAGGAAAATTGATTTTGGCCACCACCGGTGCTTCGTCAATGTGCAAGGGCAGCTGATCATTGTTTCTGATCACAGTGATCGCACTGTGCCTTGGCATCAGGCTCAGGCTCTTGAACCACAAACCCAATGCAGGCACATGTTGCAACAGTGATCTTGTATCTACAAAATTCCAACCAAGATCACCCGTGGTCAACACCGTGGTTTGATTCATCACAAAATCCAAAATACCTTGTGATATTTCTGTTTGTTGATCACAGTGCAGTCTAGCAAAAGATTTCACTATAATAGTCCTTGTGGTCAATGTTTCTCAGTTGATCTTGCTGTTGCAAAAATCTGTCAAGTTCTTGAGAGTTATCTCTGTCCACCGCAATCAGTGGCAACAGTGCCTTGCTTTGGCTGTGTGACAGACTCTGTTTGGCAGCCAAAGTAAATCTATTGCGGTAACGCACACTCAACACATCCGGTGTGTGCAGTAAAGCATAGCTGTGATTGCCTTGTACATGTTCCATGTATTCAAAAATTCTGTCCATGTCCATGACATTGAGCGCATTTACCGTGGTCCAATGATTTAGCTTGATTCCGGGCATGGATCGATACACTGATAGATTCTGTTCAAAACGTGTCCAGGCTATGGGCCAACGCACGTAGTCATGCACACGACCAATACCATCAAAACTCACTGTGACTGTTACATCCACACCACTGGCAGCTATTGATTCTAGTTCGTTGATGATCAAACCACAATTGGTATTGACTCTCACGCTGGTCACACTGGGTGGCAAATTTTGCAACAGTCTGCGATAGTTTGGACTTGCACTGGGTTCGCCGCCGTTGATATCAAGATGAACGATTCTATTCAAAGGCAATTGCCAAAATTTATTGCTGTTGTCAATCATGACAAAATTTTTGCCATGCAGGCTACCAATTTTGGTACTGAGTTCTTGACTGCAGAACTGACATGCACTGTTGCAAACATTGTCTAGCACACCACCAACCACAAGATAATCTGGTTGGGTCTGTTGTTGATGAAAACGTATGGCATGCACACGAATGCTGTCATTGCCCAGGCTTTCTGTTTCCCTACAGCGTTGACATTCTTCGGGCCACAACTTTTGTTTGATGTTGTACAACCATTCACTGTTGGACATTTCTGTGAGACTGTCAAACTCCGGAGCGCCCACCATGTGGCCGCAGCGGCTCACAGTGCCGTTGGGATTGAATCTCACAAAGTGATCAAGTCTTGGGCACCACATCAACGAGATTTATCAATTGTTTACTGCGTTCAAACACCAGATGATATAGTTCTGAGTGGTTGTGTACTTTTTCTATCAGCTGTCCAAAAGTCATGCACTGATTGACATGATCAAACACTATTTGATCCAGGAACATATAGAGTTCAAGGCGCTGCCAATCAAAATCTTGAATACGATTGGCCAGCCAGGCTGTGATAGGTTGTACTCCAGCATCACTGTTGAGATCAGTCAACTCACTGATCTTGTGCATGGGCTCAAACTGCAACAGTTGATTGCTGCCACCAAAGCTGGCAAGATTCATCAACCAAAAAAATTGTGGAGCATAGTGTCTGTTGAGAAACAGATAGTTGTCTACAAAATAAAGAATGGTATTGACATCTAGATCAGGATCCTTGCTCAACAGATGTTGTATGTAGGTGTTGACACCACTGTAAAATCTTTCGCGTGGGTCTCTCACAAACACCGTGATGGGCGCGGCAATGTTGGCTATGTCGTGATTGGTCACAGTGTTCCAACCACGGTCGGGCATGGTTTCATACAGGCTGCTGCGTCCACATTTGAATATGGGGTACACATAGCTCGAACCAGGTTCAATCTCAATCACCTCACAGTGATTGGGAAAAATAGTTTTGGTTATTTCATCAAGCATGTATTTCTAATTGTCTAAGCCAGTCACGGCTGAAATACCAGTCATAGTTGTGTTCTATGGTTTCCTGCTCTAGAAGATACAGATCATGCCATTCGTGTGGTTTCATTTTACTGAAACCCGACACCATTGACAGCAATTTTACCAACCTTTTCACTGGATGTGGTTCAAGATCAAAACTATAGTCAAAAATCTTTCTAAACAATTTGAATCCCCACACTGACTCTAGATGATGATGAAATTGCCAGGCACCATATGATGCCCACAGTGACTTGCAAACAATGGGATACATGGTTTTTTCTGTCACCACGGGATGATAGCTCAAGGTGTCAATTTCAGCCACCAACTGTAAAAAAGCCTTGTTGATACGCAGTGCTGCTGATTTGATCAAGGCCGACTTGATGATGGTAAACAGTTGCGGTCCAATAATGAACTTGCGAATAGGATTGTCCGGAGTCTTGTCAT